GCAAATCAATGTGGTGAGGTAATCAATGGGTACTTACAGTTTTGTAGACGTCAGTGCGTCGCTGACTGGCCCGACTGGCATTATCGATCTGGGGTATGGCTCCGCCAACTCGCAGGAAGGTATTACAGTCACCATGGCTGAGGCCAAAAACACGATGACTGTCGGCGCAGACGGTGAAGTGATGCACAGCCTGCATGCAGGCAAATCCGGCACTATCACGGTTCAGCTTTTAAAAACCTCGCCGGTAAATCAAAAATTATCGATCGCCTATAACGCGCAAACCCTCTCGTCCGCGCTCTGGGGTAATAACGTCATTGTCGTGCGTAACTCAGCCTCGGGCGACATCACGACTGCCCGCTCGGTGGCATTCCAGAAACAGCCCGATCACGCCAACGCGAAAGACGGCACAACCGTTTCGTGGGTATTCGACTGCGGCAAAATCGACCAGATTCTGGGGACATTCTAAATGATGGAATTCGAACTCAAAGGCAACCAGTACCGGACGGCAAAACTCAGCGTTTTTGACCAGCTCAAAGTTTCCCGCAAATTGCTGCCGGTAGTGGCGGGTTTATTAAAAGAGCTAAAGCCAGGTGAAAAATTAATTACGGAGGAAAAGCCAGACTCAGAAAATGATGAAGCGCCCAAGCTGGTTTTACCGCCCTTTGGGGAAATGTTGCCAAAAATAGCGCAATCCATGGCTGATCTGTCTGATGAAGATTTAAACGCGATATTGTTCCCGTGCCTGTCGGTGGCCAGCCGCCAGCATGGAGCGAACTGGACGCCGGTGTTTGACCGGGTAAACAAGATCATCAATTTTGATGATTTGGACATGATGGATATTCTTCAAATCGTCGGCAAAGTTGTGGGGGATTCGCTTGGAAATTTTTTTCAAGGACGCCCAGACAACAAGACCTCGGCCCCGCCGTCGGCGTAGAACTCGACAGTCTGCCAGGCGGCGAGGACTACATTTTGCGCCCGATAGATGCCGGCATGACCTCGATGGCTGAAGTCAAAAGCGGCGCCATCGACCTGTTTGATATTGCCCTGCTGAATGATTACCTCGACATGAAAGAAGACAACCGCGCCCGGGTAGACCGCTGGAGAGAAGCCAATGAACGTTAATGTCCTAAAAGATTTTCTGATTTCGTTGGGCTTCCAGATTGACGGCGCAGGCTACAGTAAATTCGAGGCGGCGGTAGTTGGAGCTACTAAAAACGTCATCCAGCTCGGACTGGCCGCCGAGGGAGCAGCCGCCAGCGTTTTGTTGTTCACTGCAAAGATTGCCAGCGGTCTGGATCAACTCTATTGGGCATCGCAGCGCACCGGCGCCACGGTGGCGGGCATCCAGGCCATCGGTTACGCCGCTTCACAAACGGGCAGCAGCGCGGCGGCGGCGCAGAGCGCGCTGGAGGGTATGGCGCGGTTTCTGCGCAACAATCCGGGCGGTGAAGGTTTCTTGAACCGGTTGGGCGTCCAGACGCGGGACGCCAGCGGCAATATGCGCGATATGGCGTCTATCTTTACCGGTGTCGGCTCGCAGCTCAGCAAAATGCCGTACTACCGGGCCAATCAGTACGCGCAGATGCTCGGCATTGACGAAAACACGCTGCTGGCCATGCGGCGCGGTCTCGGACAGTTCAGCGGCGAATACACGGCAATGGCAAAGGCCATTGGGCTTAATGCCGATGCGGCGGCAGCGCAGTCGAACAAATTCATGACGTCGCTGCGTGCCTTCGGTGAAATGGCCGGTTTAGCTCGCGACAAAATAGGCGCTAATCTCGCTAGTGGACTGTCCGGTTCACTAGACAATTTCCGCCGGCAGGTTATCGAAAATTTCCCCAAAATTGAGGGAACAATAACTCAGGTTATCCATGGCATCTTATGGTTTGCCGGCGTGTTCGGGCAAGTCGTTTACCGTCTAATCCAAGCCGTCACAGATATTATCGGCTGGTGGAATTCTCTGGATAAAAGCACGCAGCAACTCATCGAAACGTTAGGCGGCCTGGTCATCGCATGGCGTCTACTCAATGCCGCGTTCATGATGTCCCCCATTGGCTGGGTGGTGGCGCTGGGTGTGGCAATACTGGCGCTGTATGATGACTATAAAACGTGGCAGGAGGGCGGTAAATCCTTAATAGACTGGTCAAAATGGGCGCCCGGCATCAATTACGCCAAGAAAGAGCTTTCAGGTCTCGGTACAGATTTTCTCGACCTTGTACATAAAATCGAGTCATTAGGCGTCGCCTTGGGTCATGCCGCTGGGAAATTGTTAAGTTTTATCCATATCGACACGTCGAAATTTTCGGGCAAATGGCTGTTTGACCAAATTATCCTCAGCGTTAAAGACTCGATAAAATTTATTGGCGCTCTGACCGACGCATTAACAAAACTGGTCAACGGAGATTTCAAAGGGGCGTATCAATCACTGAAAGACGCGGCGAATCTGGCGGTCAGCTCCCCGCTCGGGCAAGGTATAAATGCATTGGGTACCGGTGCCGGTAATGCGATCGCCAATGGTGTTAATTCCCTGGCTTCAGGCGCATCCAATGCGGTGAGCGGCGTAGTGAATGGCATATTTACCGATCCGCTGGGCGGTCCCGGTTCTTACAATGCCTATAACACAATAAAACAACCACATCCCACCGCAGCCGGCGCGAACTTATTGAACTGGATGAAACCGGCATTATCCCAATTGGAATCGCTCTATCACTTGCCCGCTGGGGTTTTGAATAGCATCGCAATAACGGAATCTGGGGGCAATCCCAACGCGGTTTCCAAAGCAGGTGCGGAGGGGTTGTTTCAAATCATGCCAGACACCGCACGACGCTTGGGTATGCGCGAGGGTGATGAGTTTGACCCGCAAAAAGCGGCCCAGGCGGCGGCGCAACTGCTAAGCAAACTTTTGCGGCAATATGGCGGCAATCTCCAAGCCGCACTGGCCGCGTACAACTGGGGACCAGGGAATATAGCCAAATACGGCATGGCGCTGATGCCGCAGGAAACCCGCAATTATGTCCCTAAAATCTTGAGCAACATGCCGGGGGGCAGTATTCAGCAGGAAACCAACATTACCATCAATGGCGTTTCTGACCCCATGGCGGCGGGACGGGTGGTCGAACAGCGGCAATTGAGTATCAATTCTCGGTTGGCGCAGCAATCCGCGGGGAATAATTAAATGGATATTGAATCGGCCATTTTCAGCCAGCACTCACGCAAAATCGGGACGCTGGTGCCTAGCGTGGTGATATCGGAAAAACACAGCGACGCGCTGGAAATCACCGAACACCCGGTGGAAATCGGGGCACCGGTCAGCGACCATGCGTTTAAGCGTCCATCCGATGTTGTCATGGAGTTGGGTTTTGCTGGCGGCGGCTCATTGTTGAATGGCATCAATACGGGAGCGATTGGGCTATCGCTGGGCCTCAGCCCGCAGGATACCTATAAGCAAATTTTGGATTTGCAGGCGTCGCGCCAGCCGTTCGACGTGATAACCGGCAAGAAAACCTACAGCAATATGCTGATCCGCGCCATTGAGGTCACTACCGATAAAACCAGCGAAAACGTATTGATGTGCGTGCTGACGCTGCATGAGGTCATCATTACCCAGACTCAACTGGCCCCGGTAGCTGACAAAAGCAATATGACACAGGGTGTCAGTACTTCCGCCGTACAGAACACTGGCACGAAAGCGCTAACGCGGCCCGTTACTGTTAATTCACTACTGACATCGGCAAACAGCTTTTTTGGTGGCGTGCCGGCTGACGTGCTTTCATTTATTGGAATACCCCTAAAATGAACATTCAAGAAATTCCCCTTACAGCGGATAACCAGCAATTTAATATCACCCTGGGTAATTTTACTGGCCAGGTGAAATTAATTTGGCGCGACGCGGCCGGCTGGATAATGGATTTAATGGACAGCGGGAGCAATCCGCTGCTGACCGGCGTGCCACTGGTCTCTGGCGTCAATCTGCTGGCCCAATACCCACAATTGGGCATTGATGGCGCGCTGGTGGTAATTAGCAATGACGAAACCCAAGAATACCCGACAAGCACCAATCTCGGTACCGACAGCCATTTATATTTTGTGCAGGAATCATAATGAGCGCGAATTGGATCAGGCATTTCGAGTTGATTTTAACGGACAAAAACGGGGGCGGTATCAGCCTCAGTGATTTTAAGGTCACGTTTTCGATCGACTGGTACAATATCAGTTGGCCCCGAGTCGCCACGGTCAGAATTTATAATCTCGGTCAGGTGACCAGCAATCGAATCCTCAGCACTGAATTTACCAAAATTAAATTGATCGCCGGGTATGACGGACTAACCCCGGTGGTGGATAGCAGTCAGTTATATCACCCCACGGAGATCGACCCGTCGCAGATCGGCCAGACTGCCGGCCAAAATTACGGTGAAATATACAGCGGGGAAATCCGTTTTACGCTCACTGGCCGGGAGAACCCCACCGACACTTACGTGGTTATCCAGGCGGTTGACGGCAATAACGCCTGGAATAACGCGACGATCAACCAGACGATAGCCGCCGGCCATACAGTGCAGGATATTCACACGCAGGCGTTACAAAATTTGGCGCCGTACGGTATTCAGCCGGGAATTACCCCCGCCATGCCGCCAACGGTATTCCCTCGCGGGCGCACTATGTATGGCATGACACGGGATGTTCTGCACAACATCAGCAAGCAGTGTGATGCCACCTGGCAGTTTGTCGGGGGTAAAGTTGACATGGTTCCTGACGATAAGTATGTGCAAGAGGCGATCGTTTTGAACAGCAATACCGGATTGATCGGGATGCCGCAACAAACGATGGGCGCCGGCGTGAATGTTCGATGCCTGATCAATCCGAATATCCGGTTAAACGGCCTGATCCAGTTAGACCAGGCATCGGTTTATCGAACTGAGCTGGCAAAAACAGATATTCAGCAGGAACCAAAACTGGGACAGCAAATACGGTATGTTACCGGATCGGATGGCAATGGTAACGTCATCGTGGGGACCGCCGCATCAGATGGCAGCGGTCAGCTACTTCCGCCGCTCAGTCAACCGGCCAGTATTGCGACCGATGGCGTTTACATCGTCCGGGGCATGAGCTATACCGGCGATACGCGCGGTCAGGCTTGGTATATGGAATTGATGTGTTTCGCAAGAGGATCGGCGGACTTATTAAGTCAAGAGGCAATTTTGAAAGGGGGCCAATAATGAAAATATCAATCCCTATATTTATCTGTTCATGTGCATTTTTTGCTTCAGTTTCAGCTATGGCGGCCAATGTTCCGTTTATGGATTGCGGTGACGGTGATTATCTTCTTTCATCGTGTGAAGAGGGGTATGTTTGTGTAAATGGTAGCCCTCCGGTCAATCAGCAAGTTACCTACCTAAATAAAGAAAAAGACGGAGCGGCAATGATAGTTACACTGCCTTATACGATGAATTTAATGGTTCAATGGGAAAAACTACCAAATAGACAACGACTCTATATATACGATTATCCTGATGGTGTTCATCCACGATTGACGGAAAAGGTTGATTGTCATTGGTTGAAAAAAAATAAGAATTAGTTACCCAAACACCAATCTTGTTCACAAAATCTACCCGCCTTGAGCGGGTTTTTTTATGGAGTTTTTATGCCCGTATCAACGCCCGCCCAGAGCGGGGACCTCTCGCAAACTCTCGATGCCACTCAATCAACCATTTCATCGCAGCTCCGTGTAGCTATGCCGGGGGAAATCCAATCATTCAATCCTGACGCAGTAACGTGCGTTGTGCAGTTGGGCACCAAGGGGCAACTTAACGGAAAATCGGTAGCCATCCCGCCGCTGGTGGATGTGCCGGTTATTTTTCCCCGCGGTGGTGGCGTTACGCTGACTTTTCCGATTGCGGCCGGCGATGAATGCCTGGTGATTTTCGCTGACCGTTGTATCGATTTTTGGTGGCAGTCTGGTGGTATTCAGGAGCCGGTTGACCCCAGGCAGCATGATTTATCCGATGCCATCGCCATTGTCGGCCCGCAGTCGCAGGCAAAGAAAATCAGCGGCATCAGCACGACTGCCGCGCAATTTCGCAGTGATGATGGTCTGGCCTATCTGGAAATCAACCCCACCACTCACGCCATGAATATTGTGGCGCCAGGCGGCCTGAACGTCACCACGCCGACCGCGACATTTTCAGCAGCGGTTACCGTCAATGGTCTATTCACATTTCTTGGTGGTCTGGTTGGTAGTGCTGTAAATGGCGCGGCCGCCACAATCACCGGCATTATCAATTTTGTCGGCTCCCTGACATCGAACGGGAAAAATATCAGTGATTCGCATACTCACGGTAATGTTCAGAACGGCAATGACAATACAGACGGGGTGAACTGATGCGATACCGGCGAGAAGACGCAAACGGTGATTACACATTCGGCCAGGGTGACAATACGTTTCTGGTGAATTCGCCGGACTGTGTGGCCCAGGCCGTTTTTACCCGGTTTCAGCTCTGGCAGGGGCAATGGTTTCTCGATACTACCGAAGGCACCCCATATTTACAGTCAATTCTGGGAAAACAGCAGCCGGCGGTATACACCCTGGCTGTGAGTGACCGCATAAGCGGTACACAGGGCGTGAATTCAATCCAATCCCTCGACTCCAACAATGACGGCACCACACGCCGCCTTTCATTTACCGCGACCATTGACACCATCTACGGAACAACCACGGTCAGCAGCGGGGCATAAATGGCACTCAATCTTGATTCTTTAGGGCTGGCGGCCACCGTCTCAGCCACGGGCATTTCTGCGCCCGATTATCAAACAATCCTGACGACAATCACCGGTTATTTTTATCAGATTTACGGCAGCGATGCTTATCTGGAACCCGATAGCAAAGATGGCCAAATGATCGCCCTGATGGCGCTGGCCATCAATGATGCCAACAACGCGGCCATCGCCGTCTATAACGCGTTCTCGCCGGCGACAGCCCAGGGGAACGGGCTGGCCAGCGTGGTAAAAATTAATGGCATCATTCAGCAAATAGCCACGAATTCCACGGTTGATGTACAACTCGACGGCACGGCCGGCACGACAATCACCAATGGCTCCGTAAAAGATAATAACGGGGTGATTTGGGACCTGCCGGCTACCACGACGATCGGAACCGATGGCACCGTGACAGTCACGGCGACCTCTGAGACTACAGGCGCTATCGCTGCGCTACCTGGCACCGTGACGCAAATTAATACCCCGACGCTGGGATGGACATCCGTGACTAATCCCTCAGCGGCAGCCGTTGGCTCAGCGGCGGAAACCGACGCAGAATTACGCGCCCGGCAGACCATCAGCACAGCGTTAGCCTCTGTCACGCCCTTCGATGCTATCGACGGCGCTATAGCCGCGATTGCTGGCGTCTCCCGGTACGTGTTGTTTGAAAACGATACTGGCGTGGTGGATGCTAACGGCCTGCCGGCGCATTCGATTTCAGCGGTCATCGAGGGCGGCGATGTCAACGAGATAGCGCAGACGCTATACAGCAAAAAAGGGCAAGGCGTCTCTACTTTCGGCACGACCAGCATCCCCATTTTGGATATTTATAACAATACCCACATAATGCAATTTTCACGCCCGGTGAATGTGCCGATTTATATTGCTATTACCATGACGGCGTTCACGGGGTATACCTCACTGATAGGCCAACAAATCCAGGCGGCCATTGCCGATTACATCAATGCATTATCCATCGGCAGTGACGTACTTTTAAGCCGCGTGTATTCCCCGGCCAATCTCGGCGTGGTAAGCGGCGGCAATGCCAAATATTATGACATTATGGAATTGCAAATCGGCAGGGCTGCTAATGCGCTGGCCGCTGGTAATATTAATA